CAAGCTGGGCAAGCGAAAGGCGATCTGGTACTGTGGGCCTTCGCCTTCGGAGTCGCCCAATGACACTGCGGCAAGCGGTGGAAGCGTGGATCTGGTCGCAGCGCAAGGGAGCGCCCCGGCGCGACCAGCTAGAAGCCGAAACGCTAATCCGAAGGGCTTACGAAGATGAACGACGCGGAGAGCAAGCTGGTGTACGCGCGCCTGTGCGAGTTGGCGAGCCAGCTTCACAAGCCGGAAGCAATGGCTGAGTTGCGCCGCCTTGGCGCAATTCACAGATGGGAATTCGACAGACTGCCCCAGTGGATCAAGGAAGCCGCGGGGCTCAAGGATGCCGGCATGCAGCCGGCTGAACAGCGCCAATAGAGGCGCGGAGGCAAGTCCAATGGCTGGTGCGTTTTCGGGTACGGTGACGGGCTTTGTGGCGCAGGATCCTGCGCGCAAGGCCAACGGCAAGGCGGTCGGGTTTTCGGTCCCGGTCAGCAAGGGTCGCGACAAGCCGACCACTTGGGTTCGCGTGACGGCTTGGGGGAAGACCGCGGACTTTGTGGAGCAGTACATCCGCAAGGGCTCGCTTGTGTCGTGCTCTGGCGAGATTGAGATGCGCGAGTTTGACGGCAAGCAGGGCAAGCAGCAGAGCCTTGAGATGAACGCCGGGTCGGTGCAGTCGTTCCGCACGGGCGAGGCGCAGCCCGCGGCTACGCATGCGGCTACGGGCCGCCCTGCCGCCGCCGCGCACGATGACGAGGACATGCCCTTCTAGTCCACGCTTGGCTTTATTTGGGGCGGGTCCGGTGATCCCGGGCTCGCCCCTTCTCTTTGCGCTTGACGCATGGCCGGCTGAAGTGTAACGTCACGCCATGCCGAACCGACCGGCGCTCAAGCGGCGCATCGTCTTCTACGATCTGAACGATTACGAGCGGTCGCAGCTTCGCGAATTCGCGGATCTGGATCGCGAGACGATCTCGCGCTGGGTTTCCAACGCGGTGCGCCGTGAGATAAACTTGCGCCTGCGCCAGAAACCGGAGAAGACGCCATGAACCCCAAGCCCCCCGCCGTCGTTCGACAGATCGCCCGCAAGGCGCTTGAGGATCGCGCCACGCATGGCCGCGGAGGCACTGAGGTCGGCGTGGCCCGTGCGCGCGACCTTGCCAACGGAAAGGGCATGAGCGAGTCCACGCTCAAGCGGATGAAGTCCTTCTTCGCCCGCCACAGCGTCGATCCGAAGCAGGACAAGTCCAGCGCAGCGTCCATCGCTTGGCGACTGTGGGGCGGCACTGCCGGCCGGCGATGGGCGCTTTCACAGTTGAGCAAGCTGGAGCGCGCCCGCAAGAAGTAATTGGACGGTAGCCAAGCGGCACGGCAGCGAACTGTTAATTCGCCTATCGTAGGTTCGACTCCTACCCGTCCAGCCAATAGGCCCGCGTCGAAAGATCAAACCGGGAGCCGGTTGCATCTCGCAACTGTGATCAATCGGCGCGGGCCTTCCTCTTCTTCAAGGCGTCCGCAAACGTCGCCACTCGCGTCGGGCTGGATCGCATCCGGCCGCCCTGCGCGGTGCGTTTGCGTCGAATGGCGCTGACCCGCTCCGCCGGCGTCATCGCCGCAGCCTTCGCCGCAGGCACGCACTTCGGGTAGTTCCGGCCTTCGGCGCGCTCGCGCCCGCACTCTTCAAATCCGCCGCCGGGCTTGGGCCGCGAAAGATCAACCCACTTTTCACCGAACCACTTGGTCAAGCCTCCGCGCGCCATTGCACGGTACTTGCCGCCTTCGGCCTTGTACTCGCGCACCAATCGCGCACTGGCGTACGCGGAAGGCCAAACCATCTTCCGCTTGATCCGTTGCTTGATCCGCTCGTACAGCGCCTTGTTTACCGGGATGTTGGGCATGTTGGACTCAAGGCCAAGCTAGGATCACGCCGCCCGCAATCGCGGAAACGCCGGATCCGATGATCACAAGGCGCGCACTGTCGGGCACGTTCGCGACGAACCCCGCCGACAGAAGAACGGTCCCGACAACCGCAGCGCCGATCCCGGCGAGCGGCCACACGGGCGAACGCTTGGGCGGGCAAGGCTTGATCGCCGCCACGATCTCTTGGCAGCTAGCCAAGATCGCGGCTTCCTGTTCTGCGTTCTTCCGCTCGTCCGCCAAGACTACCTCGCACTTGTCGGCACGCGAACGATGTTGGATCAGAATCTCTGTCAGAGACTTGAACCCGTCTTTGGTGCAGGAAACCCGGTCGCCTTCGTAGCGGCAGGGCTGTTCCTCACTTCTTGCCGGCATCCGCCAGAAGATCGTTAGCGAGAGCCACAGGATCACGCGCGGCGTCCACCCTAGCGGCATCATCCACCTTCGCCACGGCAGCATCAGTTGCCTCCTTGCGCGCAGCCTGCTCAGCCTTCACTTCCGCGACCTTGGTCTTCAACGCTTCCGCGCGCTTCTTGGTGTCATCCTCGCGGGCGGCCTCTTCGTCCGACTTGGCCTTGAACCAAGCCGCAATCGCGGCCAGAACAGCAAGAACACCAAGCCAGAGTCCCAGCAGCTTAGCCTTCACTGGCGGCCTCCTTGGCCCCGGCGCGCGCCTTCTTCGCAAGCTGTAGCGCCTTGTCCAGATTGACCGCGCCGGCGTTCAGAACCACGCCCGCCTTCAGCATGGCCGAAGGCACCGCCTCGCCGCGAGCCTCGCGCTCGCGCACCATGTGATTCAGCAGGGACGCCAGCGCCGACATCAGCGGCACCAGCGCGCCCATGAACGCCAACACGGTTTGGATCTTCTCTTCGCGCGACATTACCGCCTCCTCGCCTTCGGCTTCACCAGCGATTCAACCTTGGCAAGCCGGTCTTCGATCTCCTCCGGATTGAAGTCGCCAAGATCAACGGACGGAGCGCCAGCGGGCTTCGCCGCCAACTCTTCCACGCGAGCCATGAGCGCCGCGACCTTGGCTTCCAACGCCACGCGAGCGGCGTTGCACTGGGAATGCTGGTCATCCTGCTTCTGGCTGCGCTGCTCTTCGATCTCAAGCTTCTTCATTTCCTTTTCATGCTTCGACTTGACCATGTTCTGGTACAGCTTGAACGCCGCACCGCCGCCGGCCACGCCCACAACCGCCAGCGCGACCGTGATCATGTTCGCGTTGCCGTCCGCAGGCACCAGCGACTTCACTTCCGAAATGGCGTTGTCCGCCACTCCGATGGTCGCCGTAGTCGGCCCGGCAACCGGCGGCATCGTCGCGGTCGTGGTGATCGGCGTGGATGCGTCAACGGACATGGGCGATCCCTCCTCCGGTTGATCCTTCTTTCGCGACTTCCGCATGGGCGACCTCTCCCGTTCATCGTCCACCGGAACCGCAAACGACATGCTTCCGGCGTCTCCAAAGTTGAAGACGCAATCGTTCCGACCGACGCGGACGAAGTCTGCAATCGTCGGCTTGGCCGGCAGATCGCAAACGTCCGGCCCGTCACCGTTCACGGCTTGTTGCTCTCAATCACGGACAGCCGAACGTCAATCGCGTGCGTGTCCTTGTCCAGCCGGTCAAGACGCGATTCCATCCGGGTCGCCAGCGCGTCGATCCGCTTCTCAAGGCGGTCCGCGACAACCTCAAGGCTCTTGGTCAGCGAATCCATCTTGTCCTCAAGCCGCGAGTGCCGCTCTTGGACCGACTCCGTCACGATGGATCGTCCCGATCCGGACTTCAGCGCCGACAAGGCTACGGCTTCGACCCAATCGCGCGCCTTCAAGACGCCGGCGGCGAAGGTTAAAAGCCACGCAAGCAGGTTCACAACCGTGATCGCGATGATGATCTGGCTATCCATCACGCCAACCTCTCATCTTCGGGATTGTACGGCTCGTACACCGGCTTGCCGTCAACCTTGAACATGGTCAGCGTCTGGTTGCGCTGCTTCTTGAACTTGGGATGCGCGAGCCCGACATGAACCCAAGTGTGCTCGTAGATCAACTGATCAAGCTTGATCCCGGTCGCGATGATCGCGTCCATCAGCCGCTTCCAATCCATCTTGACCGGATTGAGATCAGCCGCCAGCCCGTAGGAGTGCGCGCTGGTCGTGCTTCCGCCAACCGCCTTGTTCACGGCGTCGGAACGGTACCCGCTGTTGATCCGCAGGGGGCCGACAACCTGTCGGATGGGCTCAAGCGCCTCGACACACAGGCGCTCAAGGTTGCCTTCGATCTCCGGAGTCGGATCGTTCGACAGCCCAAGCTTCCGCGCCGTCGGGCTGTTCACCAATTCCGACAGCTTGAAGTGCGGAGCGAGCAACCGATCCGGCAGCTTGCCGGCCCCCTTGCAACGCTTGCAGGCCGGCTTGGCTCCCCAGCAAGCTGGGCAATCCATCATGTCGGCCATGTTCGCCTCGCGGCCTAATCGTGGCCGGACAGGTAGACGGTCACCGTTCCGCCGGAACCCGCGCTCCGGGTCCAAGTGAAACGCGCCCACTGGTACGCAACGTCGAACGGCGCGACCAGCCCGGTTCCGTTTCCGGTCACGGTTGTCGTGAACCCCGAAACGGTGGCGGAGGTGGAGGGCGAGAACGACATCATGGATCCGCCGCCCGTGGTCGATTCGTTGCTGACCTCAAGCGCGACGGTACCGGCGGCCGTGTTGTCGCCCGCCGTCACGATCAGCGCCGACAGCTTCGACATGTTGGCGATCTGGAACCAGTCGCTGGCTCCGCTGGAGCCCGTGGACGCGGACCACTGAGTGACAAGGCTACGCATTAGCGCCTCCGAAGCTTGATCGCCTTGGCGAACAGGTTGCCGAAGTTACGGATCTGACCGTCATCCAGATCCGCACCACGCTCGGGCTTGGTCGGGTACATCTCCTTCAGATCCGCGTGCAGCGGGCCGCCAACCTCGCCGCCCATCGCATAGCCGCAGCGCGCACACTTCTTGACCGTTCCACCGTGGGCGTAGCCGCAATGCGAGCACTTCATCTCGCCGCCGCGAGCGACCGCCATAGACGCCGTCTCAAGGCCGCCGCCACCGCCATGCGGCTGCGTCACGCCGCCGCGCGCACGGTAGGCCGTCGTGTCCATGACCTCGCCGCCGCGACCGCTGCTCGACTTGGGCATGCCGTAGTGCATGCCGCCGCGGGCGCGGTGCGGAACATCCTTGGCGCTGCCATAACCGCAACGAGGACACGCCTCGCCAGCGTCCAGCGCAAGGCCGCTCTGGTCGATGGGGTAATCGCAAGCGGGGCAGCGCACGCCATGCTTGGCGGCGACCCGGCCTCCGAAAGCCTTCTTCCCGACGTACTCCGGAAGATCCTTGCCCTTCGACTCGCGGTCGTACTCCTTGACCACGCTGGGGGAAAGCTTGCCCTGCGCCACAAGATGGTGCATGAGCTTACGCTGTGCTTCAGACTTGTACGGCATGGTGCCTCTCAGTGCGGCTTGGCCGCCGCTTCCAGTGGAATGATGCCGTTCACTGAGGGCAACGGCAGGCTAGCATGATCCCAGTTTAGCGTCTAGCGCCGCGCTGGTCTTCCCTACGATCAACAGTGTCCTGCGCCTCGCGCCCAGCGACGTTCAACGCCGCGGCACGCCCCGACGGGATCTGGCTCCCAATCGGCTTCGGGATCGCCGGCGGCCGGTTCTGCTCCAAATAGGTCTTCTGGGCCGTAGCGCCGGCCGAAATCGCGCCGTCAATGTCGATCCCCAGCATCCGCGAGATCACGCGCCGCCGGTTCGCCGGCATGTCCGGCGTCTCGCGCAGCCGCTTCAGCATCCGCTGGCGAACGTCCTGCATCATCAGCGGGTAAACCGCATTCAGCGTGTTCACCTCCGCCTGCGTGGCGGAGCCCTCAGCGACCCGGTAGAGCGCGCCCGTCGGGTTCTCGACCGTGTCATGCTTCTGCATGTACTCGTTGACCTTATTGTCCGGCGCGACATAGGCCGCCTGCTGCATGGGCGAAAGTCCGGGCGGCGGCTGCGGAATCGCGTTTCGCAGGTAGGCAAGTGCGGTTGCACTCACGGTGCGCGAATAGGCCGCGATCTTGGGAGCCGCGCCGTCGATCTCCGACGCCATGCGGTCCAAGTGATCTTCCATCCCGCGCGGCGTGCTCAGATCCTCAACCATCCGCGTCCGCTCCTCAAACAGCTTCCGCTTCTGTGCCGCGGACATGCCCGCCGTTTCCGGCTTGTACTCCGCAGGAACGGACTTCCGGTAACCCGCGGCCCAATCCACAAAGTCCTCAGTCGCCGCCTGCGTCTTGCGCGCAGCCTTCTCAAGCGCAGAGATCGTGCGATAAGTGCGGATCGGGTTGTAAAGAACGTCGCCCGTCGCAATTGCAGCGCCCAAGACAGGATGCCCGGAAAGCACAGCGCCGCCGGCGACCACGCGACCGCCGAAGTACTTCAACATTTTCACCGTGTCGCCAAGCGCACCAAGCTTCGCCCCTTGGTTCAGAAGCTTGATCTGGCGGTCAACAGCCCCGCGGCGCATGGCAAGCTGGTTGTCGAACGCCTCTTTGGCGCGCAGGTTCTCAGCGTCAATCGTCTGCTGACGTTCCTTAAACGCCTGCTTGGCCTGCGCCAGCGCGTTCTTGGTGTCTTCGATTTCAGCCTTGTATTTCGCCATAGCCTCCGACGCCTCCAAGCGGCGGACGCCTTCCTGCTCGACGTACTCCAGCTTGGCCTGCTCAAACTTCTTTTGCGCCTCAGCCTCAGCCTCTTCAAACGCCTTGACCTGTTTCTTGTAGTCGGAGGTCAAGTCGCTGTTCAGCTTCTTGAGGTAGCGATTGAACTGCTCCGCGTCCGCGCGCAACTTCTCGTTCATCTGGAGCGCGTAATCGTTGTCCAGCTTAGAGAAGAATTCGCTTTCCGCAGCCGTGTACGCCTTCGCCGTGCGCCCCATCGCCTCCGACACGGCGGACAAGTTGTGCGGGCCTTCGTACTTCTTGGCCGAAATCTTGATCTGGTTGACCAAGGCGTCCACCGCGGCTTCATGCTCTTGGAAGTGCCGAAGGACCGTGTCCTGCTCCGCGCTGGTCAACTTGGAAAACAGTTTCTTGATCTCGCCCGGATCGAAAATCTTCTCCTTGGTCTTGATTCCGACCTGTTCCGTCACGCCAAGGTCGCCAAGGACGTTCGCGCGCGAGGTCGTGTAATTGGTGAGCGCCTTGTTCACCAACTGCTCGCGGACGGCGTTGTCGCCCCACAGCTTTTCGTTCTCAAGCGACCGGATGATCTCATGCCCGAAGTCGTTGGCGGCCCGGCGCGCGATCTGCTCTTCCTGCGAGATCACCTCGCCGCGAACGCGCGGCTTGGTCAAATCGAAAGCCCGACGCTTGATGTCTCCGATCTTGTCGGCAACATCGCTGGGCAGCGCACGCTGGTCGGTCGCCAGATTTGCCATTTCATCCGCAAGCGCGTCCAGCTTCATCAGCGTCTGCAACGGCACCGCGCGCGGTTCGTCATTGGCGACTTGCTTGATGATCTCCTTGGCCTTGGTCGAAAGCCTAGTCGCCTCGTCGCGAGGCACCTCGTAGACCTTCTGCATTAGTCCCATGAGGAACTGATTGTCCTTCGCCGTAGGCTTGCGCCCGGCCAACTGCTCCTCAAATCCGGAACGAACCTGCTCAGCAAGAACGTCGTAGTAGTGGTTGATCAGCGGAGCCTCTTCGGCGCGGCGGATCTTGGTGTTGAAGTTGACCAGAAGATCGTCAACCATGTCGCTGCGACCCTGCATTTCCTTTGCAAGTTCACTGGCTACACGGTCGAAATCGACCGGCTTCAGCTTGACCTCGTTGGCCTTCGGGACCGAAACCAAGTCCCACAACTTGGGCTTTCCGGGGGCCTGCTGATCAAACTCAAGCGTCGGACGCGGACGCGCCTCGTACGCCGCAGGCTCCGTCGGAAGATCGGTCGTTACCGCAACGGTCGGCGCGGCAGGCATGGGCGTCGGAGGCTTCGGCTCTGGGCCCATCGTCTCCGCGATCTTCCGTTCAATCAGATCCACGGCATCCGGGCGCGAAAGCGAGTCCCGCATGGATTCAAGCGCGGCGTAGCTTTCGGCAGACGCCCCCGTCAGCGGCGCGGACACGCGCGGGTACAGATCAAGAAAGGCGTTCCGGATCTTGCTGCTGGCCGCGCCAATCGCGTCTACGCCGCTCACAATCGCGGGCGGAGCGCCGCCGATCACCGCGCCAAGCTTGAATCCGGAAAGCGCCGCGTTCTTCATGTTGGCGAGCGCCTGCTCCGCCGTCACTCGCGTGTCGCCCAGCAACTCCTCTTGCGGGATCTGTCCCAGCGAGAGCAGCGCCATGTCCGCGGCGGAGCCCGCTCCGGTCGCCAGCGCGCGCGCTACGATGTCCTTCACGGCCTGCGGAGCCTTGCTCAACGCAGGGGCCTTCTCAATCAGATTGCGGGCCGAAGTCTCGACAAGGCGCGACACCGGGCGGCCGGCGACGTTGCCCACAAGTTCAAGCGCGTTCGCGTCCGCGCCAGCCTTGAGCGCCTTCTCGAAACCGCGAGCGATCTTCTCGCCGCCCGGGATCTTCGCCAGCAATTGCGCGCGAGCCTCAGCCGCCGCAGCCGACTCGACTACCTTCTCGCCGGCCTCAGTGGCCGCCTTCATGGTCGCCGCAAGGTCCGGAGTCGGCGCTTCTAGTACTCGCGCCATACGCTGCGCGATCTGCTCTTCCGGCCCTAACAGGACCGAAGGCTGGCCGATGATCGCGGCCTCGCGCGTCAGCGCGCTGGCGTTGGCCTTCTCCGCCAACAACCGGCGAGCGGAATCCAGCGCGTCAACATGCGCCGCCTCCGCCGCAGCGGCTTCCGCGGCCTTCGCTCGCCCGCTGATCGCAACCTTCGCCAGCTTCCGGGGCAAGGTCGCCGCACCGACAAGGCCGACCAGATCCGCGACCGGCGTCTCGCCCAGCAGCGGCAGCGTGACCTTGGGCCCCGTTTCGGCGCGCGCCCGGTAAGCTTCCGGGGTCGTGAGTCCCGACGCGATCTCTAGACTTTCCACTGTGAGCGGCCGGATCGCAGCCTGCATCGTCTCGCGGCCGGCGCGCTCGACATCCGCCACGCCGTACTTCTCAAGCGCCCGCTGCTTCTCAAGCGCGGTTCCAACCGTCAGCGCCGCGCTAGCCTTCTTGGCCCAATCGGGCGTGTAGTCCGCCAGCGTCTTGCCGACGATCTCAGCCGCCTCAGTAGCGGTGGGAAGAGCCAAGGCTCCGTAAGCAATGTCCGTAGGGCTGAGCGCACTAACCGCGGACTCCGCGGCGCGCTTAAAAAACGAGGACACGGGCGACTTCAGCGCCTCGTCCTTCGCCTTGAACGCCGCGATCTGGGATTCGCTGGCCGGCGCGTACTTGAGAGAAAGCGCCTTCTGGGCGTTCTCCTCTGGGATCGCGACAACTTCGTTCGACTCGGGGCTTACGAAGTACTGATCGGCCATTCGCAGCCTCGCTTGTTGACCTACTGCCCCGGCTTCTTAGCACCAAGCGCCGCGTCTAACGATCCGGAATCTTCGTAGCTCTTGATCGCCTCCGCCGCTGCCGCCAAGCCTCCCGGCGTGGGAACCGCGTAAGAACGAATCGCTGCGGCTCGGTTCTGCTTTGCGTCTTTAACCAGTTCGCGAAGAACAAATTCGGGTTCGCCAAACACGGCAGAGGTAAAGCTGGTCGGGTCTTGCATGCCAGCCTTGATCACCTTCGACGCGGTGTAGTTTAGCGGACGCTCAAACTGCTCAGACTTGGGATAACGCTCAAGAAGCTGTGCAAGCTTCAACTTTGCTTCAGCATTTGCTTCAGTGCGCGGGATAAAAACCGCGGTTGGATTTTCCTTGAAGACCTTGCTGACATCCTCTGCAAGGTTAATGAACGAGTCCATGCCGCGAATTGCAGTCTCGCCCTTCCGCATGGTGAATTTCTGCGAGGCAGGCACCGCCACGCCGTTAATGTTCATCAGCCGTTCTTCAGCGTCAGCCTTGGCCTTTTCGTCCTTCGCGTCCTCCTTGCCAAGCGCGATGTCGTAATCCAGAAGCAGATTGTCCTTCTTCAACTGGATGTCCGCATCCTTCTGGGCAAGTTCACGGCCGCGCACGCCACGCTCAAACAAACGCTGCCGCTCCTCAGCCGCGTCCTTGTCCAGCTTGCGCTTGTACTCGTCGCGCGCAAGACCCGCGGCGGCGACATCCGCGGCCTTCTTGCGCTCAGCTTCGGTCCTCATAATCGCGGTGCGCTCCGGAGTCGCCTTAGCCGAAGCTTCAGCCGCCGCCGTCTGCGCGATGTTGCGATTGATCGTGCTGATCGCGATGTTCGCGTCAGTGTCCAGTTTGGCCGCGGTCTTCAGCGCCTCGACCTGTGCCTTGAGGTTCAGCGTGTCGCGACCAGCCGACTGAAGTTCCGCCGCGAACGCCTTCTCATGCATGGCGCGAACCATGCCCTCAGCGTCCTTCGTCTGCATGCCCGCCTGCAAGAAGCGGTTGTAGTGGCTGTTCAGATCCTCGCGCTGCTTGGCGAGATCTTCCGCCACGGCGTCATCGTAAGACTTGCGAGCAAAATTCGGGATTCCCTTCCAACCCGAAGCGAAAGCGCCCAGCGCAAGCGAAATCAGAGTGCCGACCTTGCGGGGCGCACTCAGTCGCGACAGGTAGGAGCCCTGCTCCTCCTTGGCCCGCTGAAACTCATTCCAAGCCGTGTCCTGCGCGATCTTGGCTTGGTCGTAACGAAGCTCAGCTTCCTTCTTAGCGAAGTCAACCGCTTCCTGTTCCTTCTGGATCCGCTGAGCCTCAGCCTGCGGGATCCTCGCCAGCAAGTCCTCAATCGCCTTGGCGCGCTGCAACTCAACGCCCTCAAGCGCGGGCTTTGCTCCCGGCTTCCCGGGCTCCTTGACCGGCTCCGCCGACGGCTCCTCCGCCTCAACCTCTTCTTCGGCGGGCTTTTCGGCCGCGGGCTTCGCCGCAATCGCGGCAGCGGGCGGCATCGCAGGCGTCTCGCGGACAGGCTCAATTTCAAGATCATCAGACTCAACGTCTACCGGAGCCTTGGTTCCAAACAGCGGCTTCTGCTCCATCTCGACTTCAAATGGTTGCTTGGGCCGCGGGACATAAACGCCAGTAACAGGCTCCGAAGGACGGATGATCGGCTCGACGCCGGTCACTCGCTCGACGCCCATGCCCGGCCCCATCGCCGCAGCCGCAATGTCTTCGCCCGTCGCAAAAGCCTCGCGAGCAAGCGCGGGCTCAAGAATCTTGGCGTTCTCGGCGTCCTCCGCGGTGGGCTCGCCAACTTCCGGGCCGCGAGCGAACTTCCGCAGCCGCGCCTGCAACTGAGGCGAAATCCCCTTCTTGGCGATCAGAAGCGGGTTGCCCATAGGACGCATGACCTTGAAGTGCGTCGGAGCCTCGAAAACCTGCCGGAACCGCAACGTCGGCTTCTGCATTTTAGCCCTCGCGCTCAGCTTCAAGATCCGCCAGCGCCTCCATTGCATCCAGCCGCGACTCAAGATCACGCAGCCGCGCCATAGCCTCAGCGAAAGCCTTGGGCGACGGCCGCTTCTGAGCCTTGATCGCCTCGACAAACTTCTTGGCCTTCTCCGGAGCGTCCTCATCCTGCGCCACGCTGCGCGGAAGGACGATCTCTCCGGGCGAAAGCAAAGCGGGCACGGTGTCGTTCGACCGCGTGTCACCCTTGAACTTGGCCTCGCCCGGGACCAGCGCGGTCATCTTGCCGCCACGCGCGGAAGTCTTAGCGCCCGCCGCCTTAACGCCCTCTCCCGCAATTTCGCCAGCCGCAGCAATTGTCGCCGCCGTAATCTGCGCCCGCTGCGCCTGCTCCTGCTGGGCCTGCGTCAACACTTGCTGCTTGGCGGCCTGCTCAAGTCGCGCCTGCTCGACCGCTGCCGTCGTGCCCAGCCCGCCAGCCGTACCGTACATCCCGGCCGCAAGCTGCCCGCCCAGCAACGCCTGCTGACGCTGCTGACCAAGTAGGTTGCCAAGCGCCGCCTGCGCGGCCTGCTGCTCCTGCAAGCGAAGCATGGCCGACTGCTGGGCCATGTCCGCCCGCGACTGCGCCTGCTGGGTCAGCATCAGCCGCTGCGCCTGCGCGGGCGAAAGTCCACGGGCGGAAGCAATCTGCGATTGAGCCGCAGCCTGCGACTGCTCAAGCGCGCGCGCGTATTGCTGCGCGGCGAGGCTAGGAGCCTTCCCCTCAGCCTGCGCCCGGAGCGCCGCAGCAAGCTGCGCCTGCTCGCGGCCCGTCTGCTCCGCCGACTCAAGGCCGGCAAAGGTCGCCGCCTCCGAACGCCCGAACGCGCTCGCGGTCTTCGGAGCCTCAAGCCCAACCTGCAACGCCTGCTGCCGGCGGCGAAATTCCTCGCTCGCAGGATCAGCGTACTCTGGGGGCGTAAACCCCAAAAACTGAGCAAGTCCCATGTGATCTCCTTAGCGCGCCTAGCTGACGGTGCGGGAAGCCGGAACCTTCGCGAGGCCCACCTTCGCGCCAACCTCAAATGCAAGCGAGGAAAGCGAAACGCCTTGTCCTGTCGCCGTCGCTGCGGGCAAGTCTTCAATGGTGAACTTTACCGTCTGGCACTTCTGTCGCGCAAGATCCAACCGCCACTGGTAAAGCTGGAACTGTCCGCCGTAAACGTCTTCGCCGTAGGGGCTGGAACCGCCAAACGCCGTCGGCGTTGTCGGGTTTGCAGTCACCTGCTGAACAATCGTCTCGTCAAAGTCAACGCAAACGCCGATCCGAAGCTGATGCGGGCTCAGCCAACCGCCAAGAACCAGCATCCGGCGAACCCGCTGGAACCCTTGGATGTTCAAGAACGAGAGCCAAGAAGTCTCAATCCGAAGCTGGATCGGAGATCCGGCGTCGGTGTAGACGCCCGCCGTCTCCCGCAGCGTCTGCCCGTTCGCCCGGAGGACGATCACGCTCGACTGCCAGATCAGCGAGTCAACGGCGTTCAAGTTGGTGAACACCGCCCACTGATCGACAAAGTAGTCGTAAACCAGAACGCTGCCGCTCTGGAGGGTGAAGCGGACTTGGTTGGTGTCTGCGACCAGCGTGGCGGAGGTGATCGTCTCGCCGTTGAACGCCTCCACTGGAGCGCCGACGTACTGCACCGCCAAGGATCGGTCGATCAAGTAGATGCCCTTGCGGCTTTGGAACATGATGCCGACGGGCGTCCCGACAATGCTGCGCGGGTCAATGCATCCGGCGTCCGACGTAACCATGATCGCGTCGGAGAAGTCGTTGTTGAGGTCAAGATTATTCGGACCTTGACCGACGATGTAAAAGATGAAGTTCTGCTTGAAAACAAGAAGCTTGTCATCAACCGTGGCGAGCGCGGTGACGTTGCCGCCGCGCGGGTCAATCTGCTTGATCCAAGCGTCGTTGAACGCGACCGGCGTGCCTGCGCTAGGCAGCTTGCTGTACCAGACTTGCAGCGGGTTGGTGGAGTCCAGAACGAACAGACGGTTCCGGTGCAACTGCACAAGCGCCGTCGGAGGCGCGGGCGCGTTCTCAACTTCGGTCGGAGCCGTAGTCACCAGCGGCTGCGTGTACAACGCAGGGCGCAGCGCAAGGTCGGCATCCGAAAGCCCATCGTAAGCGGTCAGCGTGGGCGAGCCGCCGATCACGTTCAAGTCGGGCGTCGTGAGGCTGGAGGCACGATAGAAGATCTTGCCGCTCGCCTCCGTCCGGTAAATCACGATCTGAACCGGACGATCCGCGCGCTTGGCCGTGAACTGGAGATAGCTGATGTTCAGCGGCACGCGCATGCTGCCGGTCGGCACGATCACGGTCTTTGGAGCCGCCGGCCTGCTCTGGTGGACGTTGCCCTCGTTGTCTACCCACTCGTAGCAAACCGTGTACTGGTAGGTGCCGGCCGCGATGCTGCCGCCGCTCACGGGCGTGGACGGGAACACAAGCGGGTACAGGTGGAAGTTGTGTTCCACCACGCTCACGCCGTCGTACATCTGCAAAAATCCACCAGACAGGTGCAGATTGCCAGCAAGTTCGCTGTGCATGGCGACGGTCTGCGGATCGTTGAACGCAAACGTCAACTCAGAGACGTTAGTGGTCGTATCCTGCAACGAACCTTGGATCAAGACCTGCTCAAGGACCGCCAAGGAAAACGTGTTCGCTACTGGCGAAAACACGTTCGCCAATGGAGCCGACGCAAGGTAGGCCAAGCTACCCGGGTACCATGTTAGCTGCCGGTAGTTGGCGGCGTAGCTGTCCATCGCACGCGCCACGATGTTGGTGTTGGCGTCCACCAAAAAGTACGCGCTCTGCTGATTCGTGTCGCCGTCGCCGCCCAACGTGAATGGGAAGTAAAAAACAATCGGCAGGTAGACCGTGTTGTTCTGCACAAACGCCTTGCCGATAGGAGCAGCGGTGATCTGCCAGCTAGCGGTCAACGTCACGGCATAGGCGGAGTCAACAACCGCCTTGGAGGTGTACTCCGGAAACGCGCTGGCCTTGGCGAAGAACACCGTAAACCCAACCGCGCCGGTTGCCGTGTTGCAGCCGGTGATCAGCCGCGCTGCACGGTAGTCAAGTCCCGTCGCAATTGTGCCGAATCCAACCGCGCTTAGCAGGTAGGTGTACGCGCCAAACAAGATGCTGGCCGTGTACGGGCTCAGTCCGTTGTCTCTTGAATAAACAACGACCGGACCTTGGTTGCCGGCCGCAATCGTGTTTGCGCCGAACACCGTCACGCACCGCGTGATGCCCGGAAGCGTGACTTGCGTTGCTCCAGTGATCTGCAAGCTGGGATCGCTGTACTGGTAGGCCCGCAGCGTGGTGCCGGCGTTGTTGTTGCCAAACGCCAAATAAATCTGGTTGCCAGCCTGCGTCGGGATCACGCAAACGTCGTAGGCCAGCGTGTCCACCGAAAGGCTGTTGTCGTTCACTCCCGCCGCGGTCAATGTGTAGAACGTCGGCGTTGACGCAGGAGCACTTGCGGAGATGACCGCAAGCTTCAGCCGCGTCTGTGAGGCATCGCAAAAGTAGATCAGAAACGAGCCGCTGTTCACGATGACACGCGGCATGACCGCCGTGGTCGCCAACTGCTGCGCGGTCACCACAACCTGCCCGGTCATCGTGTCGATCACGTTGTACTTGATGATCGTGGTGCCCGCGGTCGGAACCTCTTCCCATGCGTAAAGCTGAAGCCCGTTTGCGTGAACAGCGCCGTCGGGATTGTACTGCTGGTTGGAATCCTTGATGACCGACTGCTTGGTCACTTTCATGGGAACGTACTTGCCCTTGTTGACCCAGCCGTCGCTGCCCTGCTCGTAGCTGAAAACCTTGTCCGATCCGGCCAAGAGAAGCTCGTCGGAATAAGTTGCCAGACCGATCCCGTTCGACACAACCGTGCCCGGCGCATTCACGATCTGGGAGCCCAGCGCGACGTTTCCGCGCCGCTTCTCAATCGACTTGAGCCGCGTGAACACGCCGTTCTCAAGGCGAAGCAGTTTGCCGGCGACAACCTGCTTGGCGTCGGTCTTGGTGTCCACGCCGTTGGCGAACGGCATGGTGATGTTCTGCCGATCAAGCATGGCGGCCTCTCAGATCTGATAGGCAAAGAACTTCACGTTCTTGAAGACCGTTGACGAGCCGCTGGTCTGCTTCACTTGAAGATTGATCGTCCATGTGCCCGTGTTGGTGGGCGAAAAAATGCAAGACATGACGCCCGGGGCGTACTTGATGCCGTTGGTGATCGTGATGCGGTTCTGCGTGATGTTGGTCAAGTTCTGGTAGATCAAAACTTGCGTTTCGGCGTCCGTCGTGCTGGCTTCCATGTAGCCGCCAACGGAACCGTTGCCGTCACCCTCAAACACGATCATCAAAGGTCGCAGCGTCGTAAGACTGATCGTGGCCGGGATCGTGTAAACGCTCTGCCACGTTCCGTTGCCGCTAATCGTGTAAGTGGCAACACCGCCCGTGTTGGTCGTGATCGGACTAGCCAACTTCTCGCCCGTCACGGCAAGATTGTCGATCTTGGCGGTCGTAACGATGCTGGCCCCCAAGTTCGCGGTTCCGATGACGCCGACCTTCAACAGGGTCGAAGTCTGGTAAACGAGGGTAGAAGCATCAATGCTCAGCTTGATGATGTCGCCGTTGGACGCAAGCGACATGAGAACCTGCGACGGCGGCAGGCTCATGGGCAGCGTCAGAATGTACGGGGATGCACCAGCCGGGGCGGTAATTTCAATTCCGCTTGAGCCGATGGACTGCGGGCGCACGATCACCGTGCCGACATCCAGAGTCGCCGGCAAGCCGGCCGACTGCTCAAACGTGAAAGCCCCAGTGCCCGGATTGAACGCGACATTCGCGCCGCCGGTCATGCCGGTGATGCTGCCAGCGCCGGCGTTGACGTTCGTTCCGTTGGTGATCTGAACGGAAGCGCCGCCCGTCGTGTTGTAGTAAAGGTTGTCACCAATCGTGTAGAGCGACCGTTCCGAAGCAAGGGTTGTTTGGTTGTAGAACTGAACGCTCTCAAGATCGGTGACAGAAAAGTTCCCAGCGGAATTAAAAAACGACAGGTTGCCGTTGATGTTCAGCCCGGCGACCGGAACCGGCACGCCACACCCAAGAGTGTGATCGTGCGCGTCGATCAGCGAAAGGTCGCCGTTGATCTGGTTGGCCCAAGTCGGGCCGACCGTCTGGCTCACAATCGGCACCGTCAAGTTCATGTTGGGCGTGCTCATGGCGTCTCCTAGACGTTGGTGGCTTGCGTGTGCATGATCTCGATCCAGTAGGTGCCGTCGAACATCAGCAGCATGGATCCGCCTTCGTCAATCCGAGGGTTTGCGTTGCTCAACGACAACGCCTCCGCTGCGCCCCGATTCAGTTGGATGTGACCAGTGCCCGGCGCTCCTGCGTTGTACAGCAACACCAACTGCCCGAACGGCACGCCGGCCGTCACGATGGTCGGCGTCGAAGTCAGCGTGTGGTTGCCAGACGAGGTAAACGGCAGCAGAGTCGTGGTAGGCGAGAACTGGTAGGTCGCCGCCGTGATCGTCGCCGTACCGGCAGGCGTCAGCTTCGTCGGCCCGTTGATCGTCGTGAGGATGCTCGTTGCAGCAAGCCGGACTTCAGCGGTTTCGATGTCTCCGATGTACGCCTTGCCGTTGGTCCCGGTAAACCCGCCGTACCCGCCGCGAACGTAGGCGTGACCGCCCGGGCCGTTCAACCCGGTTCCGCCTCGCATGGTGGCCGACCCGCCGCCGCTGCCGTTGTAGGCATTGGTCCCGGGACCGCCAGACACCAAGGCGTTCCCGCCGATGTTGGGCCCAAGACCTCCGTAGTTGCCCATGCCGCCGATCATCTCGACAGCACCGCCGCCGCCACCATAGGACGCCGAGTCGCCGCCGCCCCCGTTGCCTCCGAGCAGTCGCGCGGCACCTCCGACGCCGTTGTAATACGCAGCATCGCTGCCTTGAACCTCAAGCGACTGCCCTTCTTTGTAATTGAACCCTGCCGGGTAGCCGTCCTGCGGCTTGAACGTGATCGGCAACAGGTTGTAAGGCGCGGCGATGTCGATGAAGTTCTTGCCTACAAGTGGCGCGTAAGTAGTCCACGCGAGCCCATTCGGGTTGGGGTAAGTGCTTCCCGGGAACCCAAGGACGCCGCCGGCGGGTCCGGTAGGCGCTCCGCCCGGGGCAGGCCCGCTCGTCCAGCCGCCAAGACCGTCCGCGGTCAAAACCCAGCCGGCCGTTCCAGAAGTTGAAAGTCCGGTACCGCCGTTGGCTGCGCCAACCACGCCGGTCAACGAAATATTCGGCGTCGTACCGCCCGAAGAAGCCAGCGGAGATGACGCCGTCACCGCAGTAACGCCGCCGCCTCCACCGCCAGAGCCGGGAGCCCACTGCGTTCCGTCGTAGACCAACGCCTGTCCCGTGGTCGGGACCGCGGTCGAAACAGAAATGCCTTGCAGCCCCGTCACGATGGGGCTTTCAAGCGGCCCCGTGAGGTCGCCCTTCACTTCCCGCAAGATGGGGTTCAACGCGGAAGCAAGCTGGTCTTGCAGACGATTCAAAGAAGCGTCCGTGCTGATGATGCGCGAAAGCTGCTTGATCGTCGGCATGGCTAAGGGATTCCGCCGCCGCCGCCAAACCCGTTGCCGAACGGCCAAGTACCGTTAGTCCACTGAACGTCGGCAACAGTGGCCGGCGAGCCCGCATCGCGGTTCTCAGCAGCAGCTTCAATCCGCTTGATCAGCGCCTGCTTCTGGATCTGGAGGACCGTCGTGTCCGACTCCTCCTTCTGCATCATCTTGATCGCCGCGTCCGTAACGACGTACTCCATCCAACCAGAGATGCCGTCCGCGACCTCGCTGGATTCAACCACAAGCGCCGCCGAAAGCGCCATGCGAAGGTCAACGCCGACGGTCGTTGCGTTGCTGACCGAAAGCGCGTACCCCGTGGTGTCCGTCGTTTCAAACGTGATCACGGCGTTCGCCACGGTCGCCGTCGAATCCGTAAACGCCGTCTCGACCGCCGTCGCCAAATTCTGCGCGGTGATCGTGTCGGTCGCGCCGATCACAAAATCCACGCCCGCGATGAACGAGGTGTTGCCGAAGTTGAGCGTGTCGCCGGCAATGACGCCCGAAAGCGTCAGCGTCACCGGATCCGTCAACTCGCGCAGGCGCGGGATGTACCAAATGCGGATCGTTTGTCCGCTCTGCGGAGACGGCGTGAACCAAAGCTTGTTCCCGCTCAGCCTGTACCGAAGATTCGTGACGCCGATCCAAGTTTGCACGTTCGCCGTGCTGTAGCGGTTGCGCTCAGCAAGCGTGAACGGCCTCAGAGAAACGTACCCGTCCGGACCATCGCTGATCTGGAGATCGACGCCCAGCAACTTGAAAAAGTCCGCAGGGAGGTCGTAGCGGGTGATGTTCTGCGAAAGCGGAAAGCTGTACTGCTCGACGTAGTAGTCATCGCCGTACTTCTGAACCAGCAGATCGTAAAGTTCAAAGTACGAGGCGTTGATGTAGCTGTTCAGTTCATCGTTGGTGATGAACTGCGAGTTGACCATGTCCGCGCGCTGGCGGCTGGCGACTCGCAACTGCGGCAGAGACATTTTCGGGTAGATCGCCATGATGCCTCCGCACGGGCCAAGGGCACTCTAGCACCAACCCGGATCGGCGTTGATGCTAGAGCGACCCTTGCAAGCCCTAGTCAGTACGGACCGTGCTCTTCCTCTTCGCTGATGTGCTCACCTTCCTCATGCGGCATGGCGTCCGCAATGTGGAAGAACGCCTTGAGCGCATCCGCGACACCGGCAGCATCCTTGGCCGCAATCGCGCCAAGGAGATCCTCAGCGCAGGCGTGCAGCGACTCGTCCGGATGGGCCTCCGCGTGCTCCTCCGCCATGTGATCGGGAGCAGACTTCGGCTTCATCTTGCCAAGGATGATCGCGACCGTGGCCTTGTCGTGGTGAACCATGACAGCCTCCAGTTAGTACGCCGTGGTGTTCGACAGCGTCAACTCGACGTACAGGATCGTGCCGTTGTCGGGCACGCCGGGCGCGATCCCCGTCGGAGTAAACGGCGGAGGCGGCGCAGACGGAGAATTCACCAACGTAATCAGATCAATCGTAGGAACGCCACCCACAGCACCGTTCACGTTGTCGTTCTGAACGATCACGCTAGAGACGAATGAGCCGGGGATTCCGCCCGACGGGATGACCGTGCTGAACGACACATTCAGCAAGCGAACGTAAGTGTCGTACTCCGGAACGCCGCCGTTGTTGTTGCCCAGCACAAGCTGGAAGCCGCTGTTGCCCGGAACCAGCGACTCAAAGCCCTGCGACTCGTTGACGGTGACGGGCGAGGTGCCGCTGTTCAACACCGTGCTGTCCACCAGCGTGGGAGCGCCGCCCGTGTAGAGGATCTTGGCGAACAGCTTGACCACCTTGCGCTCAAGCGTGCCGCCAAACTGGTTGAAAAACCGATTGGCCATGTTTGTCTCCTATGACAAGGGGCGACCCCAGCCGTGCTGGAGCCGCCCCATGCCTGTTAGTGGTTACGCACCAAGCTGCACCACGGCGTTGAAGCCGGGAGCGTTGCAGCCAAGGTTGGAGTAGGACACGACGCGAAGCTCAGCAGCATCGCTGTTGAACACGCGGAGCATCTCCAGCCCGTCAGCGTACTTGCTGATGTGCGGGGCCGGACCCAGCGAGTACAGCTTCCAAGTGTCCATCTGGAGCAGGTAGCCCGTCTTCGCCGTGCAGGAACGGTCGGGGAAGACCTTGATCTGGCCCGCAGCGCCGTTGATGAGGATGCCCGGGAACGAGATCTTCGCCGGCCCGTCGAAGCTGATGTACTGCGCCTTGGCACCAAGCGACTTCTCAAGCGCCGCGTACGAGGCGAAGTTCATGATGCAAACGTCGGGCGTGCCACCCTCGCGGGCGACCAGCAGCGAGGCGTCGATCACGGCCTCCTCAATCGACTCCGACGAGCCGTTGAAGCGCACGCCGGCCAGACGGGTCGGATCCTGCGAGCGGTCAACGCCGAAGAAGTTGTCGCCCGAAGTCGGAGCCGTGGTCGGGAGCCAGCCGGACAGACCCTTCATCGCAAGGTTGTAGTCGCCAACCACGTTGATGGTGTCGCCAACGGACGGGCCCCACGCGAAGCCCGCCGAGCCGCCCATCGAACCCGACACAACGAACGTGCCGGCGGTGCGGTTGACGGAGATGACGTAGGCGCTCGCGCTGCTGGTGATCGAACCCGAAGTCGGGTTGCGCGTCTGGAGCGTCATGTTCACTTCAAAGTTCACGATGTCCGACGCATTCGCCAGCGTCACAAGGCCGGTCACCGAGTTCCAGCCGCCAATCGCGCCAATCGCGCCCGACCCGCTGCGGAAAATCTGCGTGGCGAGCGAGTTGGTCAGCGCCCGGATCGCGCCGTCAATCACAACCTGCGCGCCGTTGATGAACGCCATCTTGTCGGTCTTCGACGCCAGCATCGTCTGGTTGTCGATCTGCGCGATGCTGTAGTTCGCCGCGCGGGTCAGCGCGAACGACTGAATCGTCGCCGCGGTCTGCTGCCCCTGCGCGTTGGAGAACGTCGCGCTGCGGCCCTGCGAGGTGTTGATGATCAGCGGAATCGGCATGTACTTGCCGCCGAACTCCTCCATCTTCGGGACCATCGCAAGGAACGGGTTGTTCTTGTAGACCAGATTCGCGATCTTCTGGTCATCGTAAAGCTCCTTGAGCGCCGCGTTCGCAGCGCCAAGGTCGAACGAGAACGAGGGGCCGCCGCTCTGGTTCAGAACGGGCGAGGGGCCGGGGTTCGTGCTGATGCCGCCCGACGGGACGGGCGTATAACCGGGGTTACCAGAAGGCCAAGCCATACGAGCACCTGTGGCAGGCTGCGATTCATTCGCGCCCGCAAAGCCGTAAGGATCGCGCCATGCGTCCTAGTCGGCGGGTTGATTGAGAGAGACGGAACTTCGCCTTACGTCGCTGCCGTTCCTAGTGGCTAACGTCCTTCAAGCCGGGCCAGCGCAGCCGCAACCCGTTCCGCCTCAGTGCGCGGTCGCTGCGGGTTGGAGGTCACGCTCGCACTCAGATTGTTCGACAGCGTCGGTCCCAGCTTCGGAGCCGCCGCCGGCGATCCATTCTGCGGTGAAGCCACTGCCTGCGTCGTAGCTGCGAACTTCTTGGTCGCTTGAGCCTTGCGAATCTCAGACTCGAAGTACTCTTCAACTTGCTTCGCCGCCTCCGGAATCGTCAGCAACTTGGGATTGCGGACGCCCGCGCGAACCTGCTCGTTGTAGTGCTCTTCGATCACATCCGAAACAAGGCTTTCACCCTTGTAAAGGTTTGTCAACTCGTAAGTGTCCGCGTGCTGGCCGACGTAATCCGCAACCTCTTCGCGGAACGCGGCGATGATGCCCTGCTGCTCCTGCATCGCGGCATCGCGCTGCTCCTTCAACAGGCGCTCACGATCCGCCTGCGTCTGGCGCTTGACCTCTTCGATCTCGCGGCGCAGCGAAGCCGTCTCCAATTCGGGCGTCGGCTGGTTGTCGTTCAGAACGAACTTGGTGATGTCCTCGTAGGTCAGCCCAAGCTGCTTCAACGCCTCAATCGGGTTTGTCAGCGCCTGCTGCTTGGCCGCTTGAAACGCGCGGATCTCCTCAGCCTGCCGGGCAAGTTCCGCCTGCTGCGCGCGAACCGCCTGCTGCTTCTTGAAGACCTCCTGCTCCTTGCGCGCCAGAACCGCAAAGCGGTCCGCACGCGGTCGCTCCGGAGCAGGCTCCGCCACAGGCGCAGCCTCCGGAACAACCTCCGGAGCGGGCGCAGACTCTACAGTCGGCGCAGTCTCCGCACCTACGGTCATGTTGGTGATCACTCCCTCGACGCCCATGCAGTCACTCCTTGGTTACTGTACCGGGACATTCGGTACAAGGTCACTAGGCCCAATCGGAATCGGAGGCGAAAGCGCAGGGCCCGTCGCTCCGGGCTGCGGCATCATTGCGGCAAGCGCGGCCTGTCCGGCCATGCTGGCCTGCGCGGCCTCCTCAGCGGTCTTCTTCACGATGTCCTGCTCGACCTCCTTGATCTGATCCAAGAATCGCTTGATCAGATCCAGACGGTCCTCCCGCAGGTTATTGAACTTGCCCTTGGCGTAGTACTCAAGCGCAAGCTGACGCGCGAGCGCAAGATCGTCCAGCGGATCGGGCGAGGTGTACTCGCCGTCATCAATCATCCGATCCAGCAGGCTGGTGAGGTAGTCCTCCTCCGCGTTCGCCAGCGACTCGACTTGGTCAAGGTCGGGGAAGTCCAGAAGCCGACGCGCCTGCCGCGGCGACAGAAAGCCCGCCTGCGCGTACTCTTGGATCGTCTGGAGCCGGCCAGCCGGGTCATTCGGCAGCGAAGACACCGGGTAGCACTGCATGACGTAATCGTCTTGGCTCAACTTGATGTCTTTCCAATCCACCTTGGCGACCGACTTCCGGCTGGGCGCGCGCACCGCGTAACCGCCATGCTCCTCCGCGATCATCTTCACGACTTCAATCGAAAGCCGCGCAACGTCCATGAACATCGTCTCGTACATCTTGGCCGGCGTGTGCAGGCGGTCCTGCTGGATGTCGTTGTACTCGCGGATCGCGCGTCCGCTGTTCAAGCCTTCCGGCTTCAAGCTGGACGCCGCAAGCTGCGAAATACCCGCCTGCTCGTAGCCCTTGTTGATCAAATTCTGGAGGTGGCTGAAGATCTCCGGAGCAACGGTCGGCGGCACGACGTACGAAGGTGCCGTGCCCGTGTAGTTGATGATGCTGCCGACATCGTTGTTCAAGTGCTCCTTCACGATCTTGCTGCCGTTTTCAATGAACACCTTGAACGTGCCAGACAGGTGGAACGACCGCTGGATCACCCACAGCAGCTTGTTGATTTCCAACTGGATGTTCTGAAGCTGCTCCGCCAGACCCTGCCCCCAGAACCCGTAAAGCCGCTTGCTCCACTGCACGCGCGCAAACGGGAACCACTGATGCGGCCAAGGCTCCATCTCGCCCAGCACCGCGCCGTCAATCGTGATGCAGTGCTTCCCGTCGTTCGCCCCGGGACCGCTGGGCAAGTGCCAAGACTCGCGCACCGTCAGCATGTCCGCCACGATGCTGCGTCCGTTTTCTTCCGTCCGGCTGGGCTTGGCTCCGCCAATCTTGGCCGCGTCATCCGGAAACATGTCGAACAGAACCTGCCGGTCAACCTGCTTCACGCGATGCATCTGCCGCGGCATCCCGTATAGCGACTCAACGTCATCCACAAAAATCTCGCTGCACATGACGCGCTCATGGCAAACGCGCCCGCCCTTGGCGAACACATGGATGAACCCGTCGCCCCAGACCGCCGCATCGCGGAAGACATCAACGCCAATCGAGTGCGTGCCGTTCTCGTAGAACACGCCCTCAAGGAACGTGTTCAGCTTCTTCGCCTCACGCTGCTTCCGGTAGTCGCCGTCGCTGGTCAGAAAGAACGGCCGCGGACGGTTCCGCGTGATCCGCGCCACCGCCGTATCCGTCACGCTCTGAACCAAGTTGTAGCTGATGCGGTCGCGCAATGCCGGCTGCGCCGCCGCGATCTTGCTGAACGACACGCCCGCCAGCGTCGTAGGCGCAAGGTTGCCGTACAAACGCGACGAGACGATCCACTGGGTCGCCCGGAACGACTGCGTGTCGCGGATCAGATTCAGCGTGCCCGAAATAACATCCGCGGCCTGCTGCCCTTCCAGCATCCACCAGCGCGTCTCCTTGTTGTCCGGAAACTTCCCCGGTACGCCGGAACGCTCGCCGCCAACCGAAAAATCGCGGAATTCAATGGGGGCCATTGGCAGACTCCTTCTCAAACCCGACCGGACGCTTCCGCGCCCCGAACAACCGCCACAGCATCTTGAACGACTGCTTCTGCCGGTCCGCGTCCATCTGCGGGTACCATGCCTTGCACAACTGGAAGACGATGAAGACCCTCTCCTCAGCGGTCAACGGCGCAAGTTCGCCGTACCAAGGACGGCGCATCGCCTTCAGATCCTCCACGATCTTCTCTTGATTTGCAAATCCGGCCCACAACGCCGCGCGCCAAAGTTCATCCCGCGGATGCTTCCCGCCCTCCGCCGGCTTTTCTTCGTCACGCATTCAGCGTCTCCTGCTTGCCGCACTGCTGGTGCGAGCATCCCAGCAGGCAACCCGACTCGTTGTGCTCCGTCATCCAAGAGTGACCGCACGCGCACAGCGAACCCGTCGCATCTTCAAACGCCGACATCACGGGAGCCGGCGCTACGTCATTCGCCTGCCGCACCGCCACAGGGTCAAGTTCGATCTCAAGTTCGTTCACGCGCAGCCGACGCACGCCATGCTGCCGCATGAACCTAATCCAGCCCTCAGCGTCTCCCTGCGTCATGGCCGCACCGTACCCGCCCCAAGACCCACTGTCCAGATGCCAATCAAGACTCCGTCCCCCACAACGCGATCTCTCCCTCGCGGTTGCGCCGCTCCTGCTGCAACAACTCCAACTCGCGCTCTTCCTGCAAGATCATCCAATCGGCCTCTTCCCGGCCGTAGCGCAGCCCATTCGGCTGTCTCGCATCCGCAAGCCACTGGTAGCAGTGCCGCCATGCGTAAAGCGCCGCGTCCGCGCAGTGGTTGGGGGCCGCCGGATGCTCCTCGCGCCGCTGGCTCCGCTCGTCCCAAATCAGCAACCCGTACTCGTCGATCAACGGAGCCGCCGCCTTCCGGTGCAGCTTGATCCAGCCGCTCACGAAATCCGCGTTCATCAGTTCAATAAAATCCGACTTCCCCGTTTTTTCCGCAGCCGTCAACGGAATGTCGTGCCGCCTCCGCATCTCTTCGACCGCCTGCTTGTTCGCGTTGTCGATGATGATCCGGTCAAACTCGAAACGCCCCATCAGCTTTCGCGTCTGGTCCGCGACTTCCGTAATGTCGCAGCGCTCCTTCTTGTGCGCGCCCAAGATGTACAGCGTCCGGTCGAAGTCATGGTAGGCGCAAACAACCCATGCCGTCGGATCGTTGAACCCCAAGTCGATCCCCAGAACATAGCGCCAGCGTCCGCCCAGCCCAAGCTTGGGAAGTTCGTCAAACACGTTCCTTTCATCGTTGAACCTGTAGACAAGGTTCGTCGTGTTCACGACCCACTTGCCCAAGTAGTGCTGCTGGAACAGCGGCGTCTCTTCGATCAGCGGGTTCGCCAACCGCAAATCTTCGATCTCCGCCTTCCACTGGTCCGCCACCTTTGGGTTCTCAAACGCCGTCCAGCGGTAGCAGGACCATCCGTCCTTCGTCCACTGCCCCGCCTCGCCCGGGTTCTGCCCCTTGGTCAACTCGTAAAACAATCCCCGCTTCATGTTGCCCGGCGTTCCGATCATCGCAATCGTGCCGCGGTAGTCCGCCGTCGCCGGCTTCAAAATACCGTACACGATCTCGTTCAAGTCCACGTTGTACGACGCCGCCTCGTCCACCGCCACCGCCTTGAACTTCTGCCCCAGCGCCTTCTCTTTTTCCTGCTCGTCCGCGTCCATGCCCAGCAGGTAAATGATGCTGCCGTTGGGCAGGGTCACGCTCAACTCAGTCTCGTTGAACCGACAATTCAACCCCTGCTCGCGGTCAATCGTCTTCAGAACGTCCTTCCACATGATCCGCTTGGCCGAAGCGCGCGTCAGCGCGACGTACAAGCAAGACACGTTGGGGTTCTTGTACGCCGCCTCCAGCAACATCAACCCCGCCGCGTACGACTTCCCCGCCCGCCGCGTACACAGCAACGCCTTCATTCGCGACGGATCGTCCAAGAACTTGCTCTGCCAAACGTGGTCCGTACTCCGGAAAACCGGTTCCTTTTTCTCCGCCGCAACCAAGGCGAAAAACTCGCTCCGCTCCTGCGGCGTCATCTTCGCAATCAACTTCTCAAGGTCTTCCTTCACCATCTCAACATCCCCTCCCGCGCACTCGCGCTCCCGCAGCTTCCCCCTCGCCCGCCCCCTCGTATTCGCCCCACTCCCGCCCCCAGTGCTCGCTCACGACTCCATCTCCCTCATCATCCGCTCGTACTCCTCCTTGCCCACTTCCCGCGGCCCCTCCCGCCCCATCATTTTCTCATGCTCCTCACGGCTGATCAGCGCGACCTTCATCTCCACCTTCTTGCCAACCGCCTTCGCGTACCTCGCCACCACTTCCTTCGCCCAACCCAACTCTTGCCCTTGCCCCAGCATCCAGTACGCCGACTCTACGTCCTCATCCAAAACCCCCTCCCGCCTCAACCGCTCCAACTCCCCTCGCACCCTTAAAATCTCTTCCATCACTTCCGCTCCATGTTTGTGATGCGTGCGCTTGCGATCTTGAAATATTCATCGTTGCGCTCAATCCCAATAAACGAAAAACCAAGTGCTCCAACTGCAACGCCCGTCGTTCCGCTTCCCATGAACGGGTCCAGCACCACGCCGCCGGGAGGGGTCACAAGGCGCACCAGCCACCGCATCAGTTCCACAGGCTTGACCGTGGGATGGCTTGCCTTCTGACCTTCATTTAACCCGCGCTCCCGCTCCGACCTCGACGCCTTGGCTTGATAGCGGAAGACCGGGAAGAAGCGGGACGCGCCGCCGCTGTCGCCGTATCCGATCTCCGTACCCGTGATGTCGTAACCCTCTGCGTCCGCGCTGTAGATTGATCGTGGCTTGAACTGCGCCTTTCCTACGCTCTTGCTTGTCCCGCTCTGCCTGTCCAACCCGGCCACCGCACAATCCTCGGCGCACGCCTCGCCGCACTCGGGCGTGTGGGAAAGCAGGATGTTCGGGGGCCAGCGGCCAGCGTCGATTGGCTCACAACCGCCGCCGTTGAGCGAGCCGTTAAGCGAGCCGTTGAGCGAGTTTCCCGGCTTCATTGATGGCGGCCCAGACTTGCGCGTGCCCCCGTCAACTCCAACCCGGCACCCGTCGATGTTCAGCGCCCCGGTGCCGTGCGCCTGCACATTTGCTGCGACGGTGCCGACGAGCGGCTTGCGGGCCACGACCACCGGCTCATGCGCGGGCTTGAGCGCGGTGCCCCAGCCTTCCCACGCTTTCGCTGCTTCTGATGTGATAGCGCGGGTTCCCTTGGCAGCCTCACGCATGAACTGTCCCGGCCCCGCACCATACCCTCGGCCCGCGTCCCCGGCCCCACGGGAGCCTTCGGTCTTTTGGGTCTTGAACTTTCCGTGCGCGGAACTAGAGGGGTCTGCGCCGCCCTGCGGAAACCCTCTCTCGGCCTTGTCGATAGCGATGGCGACGTTCAACGACTTCGGGAACCCGCTTCCGTAAATCCAGTGCAGCGAGTCTCGGATCTCAAAGCCCGCGTCCTCGATGGCAACAGCCATGCGGTGATAGGTCCGCGTCCCGCCGAACGCCAACAGGTGCCCTCCGGGCTTCAGCACCCGCAGGCACTCGCGCCACAGCCCGACGTTGTACGCGATGCCGGTTGAGTCCCAACCCTTGCCCATGAACCCAAGTTCGTACGGCGGGTCGGTCACTACCGAATCCACGCTTGCATCTTTCAAAGATTTCAGAACCTCAGTGCAATCGCCCAGCCGCAAATCCACGCTTCCCATCACTTCCTCCTCATCGCCTCAAGCCCCCTCACCCTCGCTCCCGGCAACACCCTCTCCCGAAAACACCTCAAACACCGCCTCGCCCTCTCCTCACTCGTCCCCCCACCGCAAACCTCGCAAATCCCTCGCTTCACCTTCCCGGCCTCCCGGTAATCCCGACACGCCAAACGATGCGCCTCACGCGCCCCCGGCCTCCTCGCGTACCCCCTCGCCGCACGCTTCCTCTCCGGGTCAGCCCACCGCCTCCGCTCGTAGCATCGTCGGCACTCCCTCGCCGTCACCACCTCCCCCTCGCACAACGGCGTCCCACACGGCTTCCGCATCCCTTCCCGTAGCATGAGTAGCGTCACGCTGCAAGGGTAGGGGGCCTGTGTGTGGGGGGGGTAGGAATATATTTATTAAATCCCCAAAGCGATGGTGGGGGGGGGGATCGCGCGCGCGCGCGTACACGCGGGATAGACGCCTGCCGGGAG